CATTTCCCGATAGTTCCGACAATTCCCGCGAGGTCCCAGATGAAGCCGCCACGTGCGGCCACGGAGGCCTTCCATGACGGACCCTGAACATGGAAAATCCGCGCCAGCGCGCGTGAATCCCGCCGCACTCGCCGTGGCCGACGCGGCGCGCCTCCTCGCGAAGGCGGGCGGCGAGCCCGTCACCGAGGCGATGATCCGCGCCGACATCGAGGACGGCGCGCCGACGAACCAGGACGGCACCGTGAACCTCGTGCACTACGCGGCATGGCTTGCCATGAAGACGAGGGAGGACGCCGGTGGCTGACGCGCCCCGCTTCGATCCGCGCAGGCTCCGTCCGGGCGAGCTCTGCCGCATCCTCAACTCGACGCCGCTCGGCGAGGTGACGAGCGAGCGCGTGCTGCAGCGGCACCGGAACCGCGCTGGCCTGCGCATCGACGACGGCACCGGCAAGGGCATCGACCTCTTCCGCTACGTCGCATGGCTCGCCGTGCGCCGCGAGCGCGGCGCGAAGCCTGAGCCCGCCGTGCCCTCGGGCCTCTCGGGCTACGAGCTCCACCGCGAGCGGGCGCGGCAGCGCAACGCGCAGCTCTCCCTCTCCGGCCGCGACATCGGGGACCTCCCCGAGGTGGCCGACCCTGCGAGGAAGGGTGCATGCCGCACCGACTTCCGGTCCTTCTGCGAGCGCTACTTCCCGCAGACCTTCCGGCTCGCCTGGAGCGAGGACCACCTCCGCGTCATCGGCCGGATCGAGAACGCCGTGCTCGAGGGAGGGCTCTTCGCGATGGCGATGCCACGCGGCTCGGGGAAGACGAGCCTCTGCGAGACAGCATGCCTGTGGTCGCTCCTCTACGGGCACCGTGAGTTCGTCGCGCTCATCGGAAGCGACGAGGAGCACGCGGCGAGCATGCTCGAGTCGATCAAGGCGGAGCTCGAGAACAACGACCTCCTCCTCGACGACTTCCCGGAGGTCTGCTTCCCGATCCGGTCGCTCGAGGGGATCCACCAGCGCGCGGGCGGCCAGCTCCACCTCGGCAAGCAGACGCACATCGGGTGGACCGCACGCGAGATCGTGCTTCCGTCGGTCGCGGGGTCGCCCGCGTCGGGCGCGGTCGTCCGCGTCGGCGGGATCACCGGCCGCATCCGTGGCATGAAGCACAAGCGCCCCGACGGCGCGAGCATCCGCCCGTCGCTCGTCCTGATCGACGACCCGCAGACGGACGAGAGCGCGCGCAGCCCGTCGCAGTGCGCCAACCGCGAGCGCATCCTCGCGGGCGCCGTCCTCGGCCTCGCGGGACCCGGGCGCAAGATCGCCGGACTCATGACGCTCACCGTCGTCAGGCAGGATGACCTGGCCGACCGGCTCCTCGATCGCGACAAGCACCAGGAGTGGCAAGGCGAGCGGACCCGCATGGTCTACGCCTTCCCGACGAACCAGCCTCTCTGGGACCGCTACGCGAAGGTGCGTGCGGAGGGGCTTCGCAGCGGGTCCGGGCTGCGCGACGCGACGGCCTTCTACCTCGAGCACCGGCGAGCGATGGACGAGGGGGCGCGTGTCGCGTGGGAGGCGCGCTTCAACCACGACGAGGCGAGCGCGCTGCAGCACGCCATGAACCTGCGCCTCCAGGACGAGGCTGCCTTCCATGCCGAGTACCAGAACGACCCGCTGCCCGAGGCGACGGCGCTCGACGACGAGCTGCTGACCGCCGAGGCGATCGCGGCGAAGACCTCGGGCATGGCCCGCGGCGAGCTTCCGATCGGCACCTCGCACCTGACCGCCTTCGTCGACGTGCAGGCGAAGTGCCTCTTCTGGTGCGTGGTCGCATGGGAGGACGACTTCAGCGGCACGGTCGTCGACTACGGGACGGAGCCCGACCAGAAGATCCCCGCTGGCACCGCGTGGACGCTGCGCGACGTGAAGCGCACGCTCGCGGCGGCGAGTCCGCGCGCCGGTCTCGAAGGATCGATCTACGCCGGGCTGGAGCGTGCCGTCGAGCACCTCGTCGGCCGCGAGTGGCGGCGCGACGATGGTGCGATGGTGCGCGTGTCGCGGGTCCTGGTCGATGCGAACTGGGGTTCGTCGACGGATGTCGTCTACCAGTTCTGCCGCGAGACGAAGCACGCGGGCACGGTCATGCCGTCGCACGGCCGCTACGTCGGCGCGTCGAGCGTGCCGTTCAGCGACTACAAGCGCCGCCGCGGCGAGCGCGTGGGCCTCAACTGGCGCATCCCGACGGTAACGGGCAAGCGCGCCGTGCGGCACGTGACCTTCGACACGAACTTCTGGAAGAGCTTCGTGCACGCACGCCTTGCCGTCCCGCAGGGCGACCCCGGGGCGCTCTCGCTCTTCGGGCGGGACCCGCGCGTGCACGAGGTCTTCGCGTCGCACCTGACGAGCGAGTACCGCGTGAAGACCGAGGGCCGCGGCCGCGTGGTCGACGAGTGGAAGCTGCGCCTCGCCGGTGCGGACAACCACTGGCTCGACTGCCTGGTCGGCTGCGCGGTGGCGGCAAGCATGGAGGGATCGGTGCTCTTTGGCACGGACGCCAAGATCGTGGCGAGGCCGAAGGTGCGGCTGTCTGCGATCCGCAAGGGAGGCCGGTGATGCCGCGCGAGAAGCGCACGGGGCTCGAGAAGGACGGCGAGAGGCTCGGGCTCTCCTGCCGTGGCTGCGGTTGCCAGCACCTCAAGGTCATCTACCTGCGGCGGATCCCGAAGGGGCAGGTGCTGAGGCGTCGCGAGTGCAGGCACTGTGGGCGGCGCACCTCGACGCGGGAGTCGGAGTCCTGATCGTTCGATTGATCGAACGATTTCGGCGGCCTTCGCCCGAATCTCCCGGATCAGCCCTGCGCCGTGTCGGCACGGGGTGGATGGAGTCGCTTTCAGCCGACCTGCCCGAGACGCCCTTCGCGGCCAAGCTCGCCCTCGAGCTCAGGCTGTGCCCCGGCATGGACCGGGAGGACGCCATGCAGGAGGCCTGGCTTGCCGCGCTCGAGGGACGCAACCCGGCGCGTGCGGTGAACACGTTCGCGCAGCGCGAGCGTCGCCACCGCAGGCGGGAGCCCGCGATCGCCTGCGAGGCCATGCGGTCCTTCCGCCTCTCGGCGATCCGCGCCGAGCGGGCCGCCCGCAGGCGAAACGCCCGGCGCGACGCCCTCATGGCATCCCTGTCGGCACGGGTGGGAACCCATGCCTGACGAGACGCCCTCCATCGCCGACGCGATCCGCGACAACGCCGCGGGCCTGAAGAAGGCCTCGAACGACGCGGGCAGCGTCGAGCAGCACCCGATCGCCGACCAGATCGCCGCCGACCGCTACCTCGCCTCGAAGCAGGCGATGTCGCGGCGCAACCGCGGCCTGCGGATCTCCCGCATCGTGCCGCCGGGCACGGGGGGCACGGCCTGATGGGCTGGCTCGACGCCATCCTCGGCCGCAAGGGATCCGCCGCGCCGCGTCCGGTTTCGATCCGCGCCCGCTACGACGCCGCGCAGACGACCGACGCCAACCGCAAGCACTGGGCGAACGCCGACGGGCTCTCCGCCGACGCCGCCGCCTCGCCGGAGATCCGGCGCATCCTCCGCAACCGCACCCGCTACGAGGCAGCCAACAACAGCTACGCCGCGGGCATCGTCTCGACGCTCGCCAACGACGTCGTGGGCACGGGCCCGAGGCTGCAGGTCCTCACCGACGACCCCGAGGCGAACAACGCCATCGAGCAGGCCTTCGGCGCGTGGGCGCTCGCGGTGAACCTGGCCGACCGGCTGCGCACGATGCGCATGGCGCGCGCCCACTCGGGCGAGTGCTTCGCGAAGCTCGTGTCGAACCCCGCGCTCCCCGGGCCGGTGAAGCTCGACCTCGCCCTCGTCGAGGCCGACCGCGTCGCGAGCCCGCACTGGGGCGCGCTGACGCCGACGGAAGTCGACGGCATCGTCTACGACCCATACGGCAATCCCGTGGCCTACCGCGTGATGCTGGAGCACCCGGGCGACCGGAGCGGGAACGCATCCCACGAGACCCTGCCTGCCGCGAAGGTCCTGCACTACTACCTGGGCACGCGGCCCGAGCAGAGCCGTGGGATCCCCGACCTCGTCCCGGCGCTGCCGCTCTTCGCGCAGCTGAGGCGCTACACGATCGCCGTGCTCTCGGCCGCGGAGACCGCGGCGAACTTCGCGGGCACCGTCGAGACCGACGCACCGGCCAATGGCGAGGCCGACCCGGTGGAGCCCATGGACACGATCGAGCTCGAGGCCAACTCGCTGCTCACGCTTCCCGCTGGGTGGAAGATGTCGCAGGTCAAGCCCGAGCAGCCCGCGACGACCTACGGCGAGTTCAAGCGCGAGATCCTGAACGAGATCGCCCGCTGCCTGAACATGCCCTTCAACGTCGCCGCCGGGAACAGCTCGGGCTACAACTACGCCAGCGGGCGGCTCGACCACCAGACCTACTACCGAGCGATCCGGATCGACCAGGCCCACATGGCCCGGACGGTGCTCGACCGCGTGCTCGCGGAGTGGTTCGACGAGGCGAAGCTCATCGAGTCGCTCGTCCCCCCGCGCGTGCGCGTGCTCGAGTCGCTGCCGCACCAGTGGTTCTGGGATGGCACGGAGCACGTCGACCCGGCGAAGGAGGCCACGGCGCAGGCGACGCGGCTCTCCAACAACACCACGACGCTCGCGTGCGAGTTCGCCAAGCAGGGCAAGGACTGGGAGGCGGAGCTGCGGCAGCGCGCCCGGGAGCTCGAGCTGATGCGCGAGCTCGGCATCGCGGCGGCCCCGTCGGCACCGGGTGCGGGACCTGCGTCCAACGACATGGCCGACCAGCCCGCGGAGGAGAACGATGACGAAGCCGATGCATGAGACGGCCGCCGAGCTTGCGCTGTGCGCGCCGGTGGAGATGCTGCAGGCGGAGGCCGTGCCCGAGGGCGGCGCGCCCGCGCTGCGGCGGTTCGCGATGAACGCCTACACGGGCGGCGCGATGACGCTGCGCGGCTGGCGGCACCCGACGGTGATCGACCTGGCCGGGATCTCCTGGAGCGCGAAGGCGCGCCCCATCCTGAAGGACCACAACCCGTCGCTGATCGTGGGCCACACCGAGGGCGTGTCGGTCGTCGACGGGGTGCTGCGGGTGTCCGGCGTCGTGAGCGGCGCGGGTCCCGTGGCGCGCGAGATCGTGGAGGCGGGCATGAACGGCTTCCCGTGGCAGGCGTCCGTGGGCGCCTA